ATTTTGCCCAGGAAGTAGTGGAAGAGTGCGCTTCTTTTCCATTCGGAGATCATGATGACTACGTCGATAGTACGACACAGGCAATCATGCGAATTAGACAGGGCGGTTTGGTTCGTCATCCTGAAGACTATAAAGATGAGCCTATTGTAAGAGGACAAGTAACGTATTATGGCTAGAAAACAATTAGTAGATTCAATTATAAAACTATACTCCAAACTAGGGGGTAATGTTTCCGATGTCCTTGGTACCCGATCCAATATTAGTTTCTTAGGAACCGGGAAGAGTCCAGAAGGCTTTATAGATTCTACAATCAATGTAGACGCCATCGGTGCTCTGGGTAAAAATAAAGTTTTAGAAGAATTAAAAAGTTCTATCGGTTATTTAACGGCTGATAAGTTAAACGACCTTCAAGCAGGAAAGCTATACGAAAACATGTTAAAGATCGACAACGTCTTTAACCCACCTATAGCTCCAGCAAACATCATTGATCTGGGAACAGGGACCAGGAACTTAACAGACGAAGGTCTCGGTGCTTTAAGAGCCACTAGAAAAACAGATGATGATTTAAGAATTATAAAAGATGAAGTAGATTTACCCGAAGGTGTTGATCCAAGAGATACAATATTACCATCAAGAATGATGAATGACTTACCTCCAACGGTTAAAGGATCAAATGAAATTGACGCTTTAGAAACTATGACAAAGAATAAAGCAGGCAATGAGTTCATTACAGGTTTTGTAGATGACGTTTATAAAAATTCAGGTGTTACAGCTTCTGTTGATGTACCAAAGAAAAGAGCAGCAGCTAGAGAATTTTTATTTACTATGTTAAAAAAAGAAACAGACTTACTTCCACAAGGTGGAACTTTAGAAAGTGTTATCAGTCCAACAGATTATAAATACATAATGGAAGGCGGCGGTGGTGCTTTAGGCGATCCGTTAATATTAGTTAAGAAATATTTTGGTGATACTATTGTAAAAAGACTTCCATTAAACTCTGATAGAGAAGTTATAGATACATTTGTCGAAAACGTTCGTTTTACAAAAGACAGAGCTGGATTTCCTAATGATGATCCAAGATTCAATCCTGATGACCTTCCAGAATTCAAACATGGCGGACTAGCCCATATCCTGGAGGTCTAATGGCACCTTTAGATTCAATTGGAAGAGTTAAAACAAAAACTATTCAAAAAGAAGCTGAACTTAAAAGATTATTTGATCTTATTTTTTTAAATGAAAATTGGGGAGCTCTTCGTGGAAATAGAAGAGGTACGGGTGGAATAATTCCTGATGACTGGATGAGAAAAAATGTCTTGCCAGCAATTGAAGGAAATAAAAAAGCTTTAAAAGAATTATCTAGAATAACGGGAAGAACAATACCTGATTTAAAATCTGCTTTTGAAAAAAGAGTACCTTTTTTAGAAGAAACAAGAGTTACAGCTGCCGCAGAATCTTTTCCTGAAGATAGAAGACTTACGCCTGAAAAAGCACTGGAAAAAGAACAAAAAACAAAATTAAAAAGAAGTAAGAGATTAGACATAACGGCTGGAAAAACAAAATATTTATCTGGCACAGATGCATTTCCTTTTCATCATATTATGCCCATTGGTGGAGAAGTTGAGTTAACATCAAACGATCTTGCAATTCTTAACAAGAAAATGAATTCAAGACTTGCACCATATAATACAAAATTAAATGACATAGCAGATGCAATCTCTAATCTTTATAATAATCAACCAGAAGGATTTTTAAAAAGAATAGATGAACTAAATAATAACGCGGAACAGATAGTTGCTAAAGCTACCAAAGAACTACCAAAAAAATTTCACCCTTACATTGGTTTTACAAAACTAGAACCTGTATTTGATGAAAATGGACAAATTTTTAATTTATCAGAAAAAAGAATTGGGGCCGTTAGAGAAAAAGGAATTCCATTATCTCAATTAACTTCAGAACAGTTATCTAAATTAAAAAACTCAATTAAATCTTTAAGTGAAAAAGAAAAAATTGCTTATTGCAGTATATTATCTCGTGGTGGTTTACCTGGAGACTGTGCGGCTGCAATAGATAACAACCCTGTAAAAGCTGCTGAAGTTTTTGATGAAGCTCCTGTAACGAGTAAAGGAATGGAGAAAGTTAAAAACGCTGCAAGTGGTTTTTTAAACTTTGTAAAAAAGGGCGGTAAGTTTGGTGCGCTAGCAGCAGTTGGTGCAGCAGGTGCAGGTCTTGTTAAAACATTCATGAACGACGATCCAACAACTTATTTATCTAATGAAGATCAACAGAAGAACATGTTAATTGATATGGTAACAAGTCCAATGGTTGATAAACCAGATCCAACTCCAGAAATTTTAGACTATCAACTTCCAGTGTTAGGAGCAACAACAGTAGCAGGAACAGCTGCAACTGCGCCTTCAACAATTGAAGCAGCGAGATCATCAAGGTTTGGAAAGAAACCATCTGGTTACACTAAGACTGCTTTAAAAACTTTAGGAAGAGGTTTAGCAGCAAGTGGAACTCCATTAGGCTTAGCTGCGTTAGAACCATTGCATATTGCAGGTCAAGTTCAAGCTGGAGATTCATTAGGAGAGATTGCAACTAATCCATGGAATTATGCAGGTCTAGCTTTTGCAGATGACCTAAGTAAATTTGCAACAAAAGGTTTAGGAGCTAATGTAGCAAAAGCAATGAGACTTGGAATTAGTCCAGCAGCTTTGAGAGTTGGAAGTAGGTTCTTAGGTATGCCGGGTCTTGCATTATCACTAGGTATTAGTGGTTATGAAATGTATGATGACTATAAAAAGAAAAGAGGTTGGTTTAGTGAAGAATAAAACTCTTGTGACAAATATGCAACACGTGAAATGGAAAGAGATCCCACCTTTAAAGGGACCTGACTCACAGGGGTTGAATGTTCCCACAAAACAAGTTAGAACAGTAGAGAACTCGGAGAATATAAATGGCAGACATAGACAAACCATTACCAAACGTAAATACTGAAATTAAAGTACCTGGCGAAGAGGAAATCGCAGTTGCTCAAGAAGAAACTATTAAAGAGCAAGTTGGTCCTGATGATGTTGAAGTTACAACTGAAGAAGATGGTGGTGCAACAATTAATTTTGATCCAGAAGCAGTTAACCAGCCTGGTGGAGAAGGCCATTTTGACAATTTAGCAGAATTATTACCAGAACAGACTTTAGGAAAGTTAGGTTCTGAATTAGTAGGAAATTACGAACAATATAAATCTTCTAGAAAAGCGTGGGAAGATACTTACACAAAAGGTTTAGATCTTTTAGGATTTAAATATGAAAATCCAACTCAACCATTTCAAGGTGCTAGTGGTGCAACGCACCCAGTATTAGCAGAATCAGTTACACAGTTTCAAGCGCAAGCTTACAAAGAATTACTTCCAGCAACTGGTCCAGTACATACACAAATAATTGGACTTGCGGATAGAGCAAGAGAAGATCAGTCGCAAAGAGTTAAAGAATTCATGAACTATCAGCTCATGGATGTGATGAAAGAGTACGAACCCGAGTTCGATACAATGCTTTTTTATCTCCCTCTTAGTGGCTCTGCTTTCAAGAAAGTTTACTACGATGAACTTCTTGGCAGAGCCGTTTCAAAATTTGTTCCAGCTGACGATTTAGTTGTACCGTACACTGCCACATCTTTAGAAGATGCAGAAGCAGTTGTGCATGTAATTAAAATGTCAGAGAACGATTTAAGAAAAAAACAAGTAGCAGGTTTCTACATGGATGTAGAATTAACACCTGGTTACAATCAAGAAACAGAAGTAGAGAAAAAAGAAAGAGAACTTGAAGGAATTAAAAAAACTAGAGACGAAGATGTATTTTCTATTTTAGAAATACATACTGATTTAGATTTAGAAGGTTTTGAAGACAAAGATTCAACTGGTGAAGGTACTGGAATTAAACTTCCGTATATTGTTACTATTGAAATGGGAAACAGACAGATTCTATCAATTAGAAGAAACTACAAAATAGATGATCCACAAAAAAATAAAATAGATTATTTTGTTCATTTTAAATTTTTACCTGGATTAGGTTTTTATGGTTTCGGATTAATTCATATGATAGGTGGATTGTCGAGAACGGCAACTACTGCTTTACGTC